GAGTCTGAAGATTTGTTTTTGCTGTCCCTCTTACTTTCTTTTTTTGGCTCATCTTCAGTTTTTATAGTTGATAATTTTTCTACTAATTTAGTCAATCCTAAATCTTCATAAGCATAAGCTAACTCCTCTTGAGTTGCTGTAGCCCATTTAATTTTAATATCACCTTTATACAAAGTACCTGATGATTTTACTGCCTTATATTTTGCCATAAGTGTATATATATTTAAGTGTGTGTAATTTACAACCTTTTGACCACAATCACACATAGTTTTAAGAAAGATATTAATAGGAAAAGGTTATAAACTTTTTACGAAACAAGTCCAACCTAAAAATATATCTTTAATTATGCTGCTGTAGTTGCAGTTAAAGCTGCTGTATCAACAGTAACAGTCCCTACATACTCTCTTGGTAATTCAAACTGTCTTGCCATTAAGCTAACAGTAACTCCGCTTTCATCAGAATAAGCTGCACCAGTACCACCTTCTATAGTAGCCATATTTAAGAAAGTCTGACTTCTGCTTGCTACATCTTCATTTGCATACTTCTCAGAAACACCTAAAACCCACCATTTTCCATTAGTATCTAAAGCCATTCCCATCATACACTCATTAAGCATAGACTGTAATGCATTATTCTTTGCTAACTCTAATCTTGGTAACATAAAAGATAATCCACATTCAAATGCAGTTGAACCATTCTCTTTTGTTCCATTAATTGTTAATGCTGGTGTTTCATTTTTAAACTCATACACAAACCAATCTGCTGCTGCAGCTACTTTAAGAATACTTGCGATAGTGTGCGTGCCTGTAGCACCATAAGCTATTGCATCAGTTGCTGTCCAACTTCTTAGTAAAATTTGTGTTATACCTCCAGTTGATTGTAAATCAGCGCAATCAATTGCTAAACCTGTATCTATTGCCATTTTATTTTATTTTTTTGATTTATTAAAAGTAATTAAGAGAGTGCTTTTACACACTCTCTATTATTACATTATTGTTATATTAAGATTCCCCACTGAACAAGAGAAGAGTACAAGTACTGTACACCTAACTTAAAGTAACCTCTGAAGAACATTTTTTCTTCTAAATCATCATAAAATACTTTGAAAGAACCTTCTGGGTCAGTTACATCAGAACCAATGATTAAGTTATCAACTGCTACATAACATACTCCTTGGTCAAATTGATTACCTCCATTTGCAAATAAATCTGGATTAGTATCTGTTAAGATAGTATCCCACTCATACATAGGTACTAATTCAACTCCTCTGAAAGAAACTCTTGCAGAACCATCTACTCTATTAACGATTGCTAAGTCAGCTCCTGTACCTTCAAGATTTTGTAAGTAAGCGTTATATAACTTAGGAGTTACAAACATTTTCTTATCTGCTGGTGCTACTTGCTGTAGTGCTGCTGGTGCGCCATCATAAACATTCATTATTAAATTTAGTGCATCAGATGCTATTGGGTCAGCTGGTGTTGCAGAATTGAAAGTCAAAACAGTTTCTGTTTTCATTAATTCCATCCAACCATCAAATACATTGTATGCTGCTACTAGTGGTGCTGCTCCTGCTATGGCTGTATCACCACCCCATGCTAATCTTACTACATCTGAAGCGATACCTTTTACTGCTCTATTTACGATTGCATCACCTAACTGAGTACCTTCAACATTCATAACATCTACTCCATTTCTGTAAGACTCTTCAATGAAACTTCCGAAAAACTCTTTAGAACATTGCTCTAAAGCAACTCTACATCTTCCTGCAGTAAGTACTTTATCAGAAACACTAAATTGATTAGCTCCACTGGTTGCTGAACATCCATCATAACTATTAACGATTTTCGTTAAAGATGCTGCTGTAAATACATTCATTATGTGCTTAACATTAGGTATTACCCTGTAGTTACGCATTAAATCATCACTTCTAAATACTGGTTCATAGAAGATTTCGTTTAAGTTTGCTCCTGCATAATTTGCTGCAGGTATGCTATTTGCTGCTACATTTGCCATTTTATTTTATTTTTTTAGTTATTAAATTTATTTCTAATTCTTGCAGCCATTGCATCATAAAATGCTGAATTGCTGTCTACTTTTTTGTTTTCAACTATTGCAGGGTCGCTTGAAGTTTCTAATTCTGTACCTTTAGCATCTGCCTTGTTGATTTTTGCGTTCAAACCTTCAACCTCTACTGTTAAAGTTTCATTGTTTCCTTTTGCAGAAACCAATTCTTCTTCTAGTAAAGACATTTTGTTTGATAATTCTATGTTCTTAGCTTCAAATTCAGAAATCTTATTTGTAATTTCTTCGTTATCTCCTAAGTTTACAGTTATCGCAGTTTGTTCAGCAACATCTGCAGAAACTTTTACTTCTCCTTTTACAGAAGTAACAATTTCTTCAACCTTGCTATTGAACCATTCTTTTAACTCGTTAGTCATTTTTTTGTTATTTATATTAATACTTAATTTATTCTTAATTTCTTCCTGTGTGATGTTCTTAAACTTAGAAACATCATACTTAGCAGCCACTTTAATAGAATCAGAGATAGTATCAATGAATCCTAAGTCAAAAGCCTCTTGAGCATTTAACCAACTCTCCTCATCCATCATCTCAGCAAGAGCATCATACGATAATCCTGTTTTCTTTACATAAATGTCTGTTAATTCACTTGTAATCTTATCAAGAGTTTCTGCAGTCTTACGCATATCCTTAGCCTCTCCTGAAGTTCCTCCCCAAGCGTTATGAATCATAAATAAAGAGTTCTCAGCCATTACTACCTCATCTGCACCTAAAGCAATGATAGTAGCGATACTTGCCGCTATACCCTCTATATAGACTGTAGTCTTAGCTTCTCTTCTTTTGATTACATTATACATAGCCATACCATCAAACACATCTCCTCCAAGCGAATTGATGCGTAAGTTGATTGGCATATCTTTTAGTCCTTTGATTTCTGAGATAAAGTCTTGTGCAGTTACTCCATAAGTACCTATTTCATCAAAGATATATATATCAGCAGTTTCACCTGCTTTGTTTTGAATGTTATACCATTTCTCGTTCATAGGTGCAAAAATACAAGTAAGTCATTTTAAACTTACCCAATTTCCCTACAAAACTTTTAGTATGTGATATTGCTAGATGGTTTAGCCTTGTGTCGTTCTTTGTAAACTACATTCTGAGCCATACTCTCACTTATATCATACTTAATAGATAAGTCCATCCAAGTGTTAGTTCTACTCCCTTCATTACCTACTAACATCCTATCAAAGTCAGCAATAATCATATAGTTCCTAATTCTCTTAGGTTCAATTAATCCTTTCTCAGCAAGATGTCTTATAATATCCTTGCAGGTTGGACTCTCTCCAAATCTCTTTTCTAACTCAATACCTGCAATTTCAATGAAGTCAAAGACTACATCTACTTTATTTTGTCTTATTTTTTTTAGGGACATTTTTCTTTTTAGGTGTTTGCTCTATTTCAATCCACTCATCTACCATCATCTCCCAAAACTTACAAACTGCTCCTCTACAAGAAGAGCAATTAATACTTTGCTTGTTAGCTGGAAACAATAAATGCCACTCAGCGAACATTAAGTTTAATGAAGTTGCTTGATAGGTTGGGAAGTTTCTTTGATGATTTTTGTTCTTAATAACCGCATCAGTCATCATACTTCTTTTGTTCTTGCTGTAATTAGCAGCGATTTCTTTGAAATTCATATGTAGAGTTTTACCATTTATTTTCTGGACACTTACCAAAAAACTCTTTTGTTAATGATGTCTTTGCATCTAGGAAGCATTTGCATTTAGCACATCTTGAGCCTCTAGTTATCTTAGGCTTCTTTAACAGTAAAAAGTTTCGGTAAAAACTACAACTTTTACATACATCTAATCGTTCTAATTTTGTTTTCTTATCAACAAACATTTGTTTACTTTTTTAATTATTATATTGTAGCTTGAGATTGTATCACACTTACAGTATTCTGACTGCTAGTAATATCTGCTTCAACTACTGTTACTTTACCTGAGTTACCCATTGCACCCATCATTTGATTCTGTCCTAATGCATTGAATTGTTGTTGTGAGAATGAAGGTTGATTAAGTAATCCTCCATCAGCAAACTTAACACCTCCTCC